CTGTTTCTTTTTACCCCAAAAATGACTCAAACAGCCACTATCGGCTTGAATCGGATCAGGACTAGTCATGACGGCTGAGATCGCCGCAAATGGGCTTGAATCGGTTGAGGTAGGGGTAACAGAACCTCGATATGGCTCTCAAGTGCCTAGAATCCGCTCAAAGCCGCTGGATTTACCTAGTCGGGGCGATGAAATGATCCAGTTCTGCAAAGATATTGGATTCCCATTGCTACCTTGGCAGGAACAACTGGCTAAAGATTGCTTGAGATATAAGGCCGATGGGCGCTGGGCGCATCCACTAATCGGCATAATGTTGCCACGCCAACAGGGTAAATCTACATTCATGGCGCTTCGAATCCTTTTCGGAATCTATGTTTTGGGCGAGAAAATGCACCTGGCTACTGCCCATAAGTTAACTACATCGAGCGAAATCTTTTTTAAGGTCTCAGAGATCATCGATAATTCACAGATGCTGCTGGATAACTTCGCCAAGAAGTACGAATCCAAAGGATCGCAAGAAATTCGCTTTAAGAACAAAGCCCGGTATTTAATCAGAGCAGGAAATTCAGCCGCTCGCGGTATTGCCGCTCCAGATGTAATCCACATCGATGAACTTCGAGAGTTCGACACCGAAGATGTCTGGAGTTCGATGCGATTTACTCAGATGTCTAACCCGAATCCTCAAGCCTATGTCTATTCGAACGCTGGTCATGCTAATTCAGTTCTGCTGCATAAATTTAGGGAGCGAGGTTTAGCAGCTAGTGAAGGAGCCGATGATTCGATCGGTTGGTTTGAATGGAGCGCTGAACCAGGAGCGGAGATCACCGACAAAGAGGCTTGGTATCAAAGCAATCCATCTTTAGGCCATACCGTTCACGAAGATAACATCAAAGACAGCCTGTCGGATCGAGAGGATATATTCAGAACCGAAATCCTGTGCCAGTTCGTTTCGATGATTAATCCAGTTATCTCAGAAGCCGAATGGAAGAAGTGCAAGGCCGAAGATCTGCCTCAACTTGATATCGAGAAAGATACTTGGATGGCGATCGATCTCAGCCCAGACAGAAAACATGCTTCGCTAGTTGCAGGCCAAAGAATCGAAGGCAATCGCTTCATGGTTAGCCTTCTTCACACTTGGTTCAACCCGGTAAACCTCGATGATCTTGAAATGGCCAATGACATTGCTTACTGGGTTCGCAAGTTTCCAGTTAATGCCGTTGCTTATTCAAAATCGACAGCCTCAGCAGTTGCGGCCAGATTGGCTCCAGCAGGAATCCCAATCCATGAAGTAAATGCTCAGGAATATCAGCAGAGTTGCGATGAGTTCGTTTCGGCGGTTTCATCGATGCGACTTGCTCATGCAGATCAAGAAGAATTAACCAAACAAGTTCTATCGGCGGTTAAATTAACTCGAGGCGATGGCGGTTGGGTAATGGGTCGCAAGCAAAGCGGAATAGTTTGCGGAGCAGTTGCTTCGGCAATGGTTACTCACTTTGCAACACGCGGAGAATCTGAAGTAGACATTCAGATAGGATAATGTCTACCCAATAGCGTATAATATGTCCAATGGGAATCAGGGACATCTTCACAACATCTAAGCCAGCAACCGAAATCACAGTTGATGCGGCTTCCGCTCCTGCACCGTTTAACAACACAGCATCTTTTAATCCTTTTGTATTTACTCAATCAGTAGCAACTCGCCAGCAGGCTATGGCAGTTCCAACTGTCGCGCGAGCGCGAAACATCATCTGTTCAACTCTTGCTTCTCTGCCACTTGAGCAGTATTCAAAGCTCGATGGTTCTCATATGACAACTCCATCGGTAATTAATCAACCAGATCCACGCGTTCCTGGTTCTGCTATTTATGCGTGGCTTGCCGAAGATCTTCTCTTTTATGGAGTCGGTTATGGACAAGTTCTTGAGCAATATGGAGACACCGGGCGCGTTCGCGCTTGGACTCGCGTTGCTCCAGATCGCGTAACAGTAAAACTTAACAACAATGAAACAGAAATAGTTGGTTACCAAGTCGATGGTTCAATAGTTCCAAATCAAGGCGTTGGTTCACTCGTAGTATTTTACGGGCTTGATGAAGGCGTACTTAATCGCGCTGGCCGCACTATCAGAGCAGCACACGCGCTCGAGCAAGCCGCCGAAACTTTTGCTAAGGAACCAGTTCCACTTCAAGTTCTTAAATCTAATGGCACAAATCTTCCAGCAGAGCGCATCTCCAAACTTCTTGAATCATGGAGAACTGCCCGACTTACTAAATCAACCGCGTTCCTTAATGCGGATGTTGAATTGCAAGCGCTGGGCATCGATCCTGCCAAATTACAACTAAATGAGGCTCGCCAATATGTCGCGCTGGAATTGGCTCGCGCTTGCAACCTTCCTGCTTATTTCGTTAGCGCAGAAACTACGAGCATGACATACAGTAACAGCGTTTCGGAGAGGCGCTCCCTTATCGATTTCAGCATGAAGCCGATTTTAGCGAGCATCGAACAGCGACTATCTATGCCAGATTTCATCGCATCAACTGGCGAAATTCGTTTTAGCCTCGATGAATTCTTGCGTTCAGATGCTTTGCAACGCGCACAAGTTTATGAAATCTTAAATCGAATTGGCGCGATGAGCGTTGAGCAGATTCGAGAAGAAGAAGATCTAATCGATAACAAGGAGACCCGATGAAAATAACTATGCCAGTTGCTATTACAGCAGCAGATGCAGAATCCCGAATCATCGCTGGCCGCATCGTGTCATGGAACGCAGAAGGTAACACTTCAGCAGGCCGCACAATGTTCGAGCCAGATTCAATCACAATGGCTAAGAACACTAAGTTAGTTCTTCAGCACGACACAACTCGCCCACTTGGCAAATTAATGTCATGGGAACAAGATGCAGAAGGAATTACAGCAGAATTTAAGATCGCTAAGACAACCGCCGGCAATGATGCACTCGAAGAAGCTGCTACTGGGCTTCGCTCCGATTTTAGCGTAGGTGTAGATGTCGAATCTTGGGATAACAAGAATGGCGTAATGGCTATTAAGTCAAGCAATCTCATCGAGGTCAGCCTCGTAACCGATGGCGCAATTCCGGGCGCTGAAGTCGCAAAAGACAACCAACCACAGAAGGAGAACAAGTGTCAGACACTACCGTTCCAGAAGTCGCTCCTGCCGCAGAAACGGTAGAGGCTGCTAAGGTTGAAGTTAAGGCTGCAACAGCACCTTATATTTCAACTACTGTTCGTAACCCAATCGTTGATAAGGCTTCTTATCTCGAGCATTCAGTTCGTGCCTCACTCGGCAACGAAACATCAAAGATGTATGTTGCAGCAGCAGCAGACACAACAGACAACGCTGGTCTAGTACCAACTCGTCAACTAACCGAAGTTATCAACGGCATCTCAAACGCAGATCGCCCAGCGATTGACTCAATCTCTCGCGGCGCTCTTCCAGATGCTGGTATGACATTCGAAATTCCTAAGATCACAGTTGCTCCAACAGTTGCAGCAGCATCTGAAGGTGGAACACCATCTGAAACTGATCAGAACTCAGAGTTCGTTTCTGTGTCTGTTTCTAAGTACATTGGCCAGCAGACCTTCAGCCTTGAGCTTCTAGATCGCAGTTCTCCAGCATTTTTCGCTGAACTCGTTCGTCAAATGGAGTTTGCATACGCTAAGGCAACAGATGCAGCAGTTCTTGCAGCACTCGTAGCAGGCGGAACAGACGGCGGAAACCGCACAGTTTCAGCAGCAAACATCGCTGATTTCGTTTCAGACGCAGCAGTTTCAATCTACAAGGGCACACTTGGTTTTGCGCAAAACATCATCGTATCTCCAGAACAATGGGGCGCATTGATGGGACTCGTTGACGGATCAAACCGCCCAGTATTCCAGCAAACAATCAACCCACAGAATGCAGGCGGCGATCTAACTGCTACTGGCGTTCGTGGAAACCTACTCGGACTTAATCTTCGCGTAGATCGCAACATGACTACAGGTTCAGGCGTTGGAGACAACACAATGATCGTAGTTAACCCAGATGCATACACATGGTATGAATCACCACGCTTGTCACTACAGAGCAACTTGATCTCAACAGGTCAGGTTCAGGTTGGTTACTACGGCTATGGCGCAGTTGCGACAAAGCGGGCTGCTGCTCCCGGTGGCTCCCCCAGCCGTTTAATAGAGAGGATGTAGAGATGGCTTCAATCGTTACAGTTGCAGAACTAAGGTCTATCCTTGGCGTCTCTACATCCCTTTATAGCGACAGTTATTTAACAGATGTGATAGATACCGCTGAGGCGGTAATTTTGCCTATGTTGGTTAAGTTCGCTTCACCGATCGATAATGTAATGCTTGAATCTAACATCGCTACTTATCAAACAGTTGGCCAAAACTTATTTACAGAAGGCCAAAGCGTAGTTATTACAGGATGCGGTTCTCCCTTTAACGGAACCTTTACTATTTCAGATTCTTATGATGATCTCTTTACTGTCGCGATTACTAACGCAGACATTGCTCAGAAGAATGTAATTCCATCAGGGCTTGCAACCCTTTCAGGCGCGGCCACTTATGTAGGAGTTAGCGCCGTAGAATCAGCAGTTCTTGCAGTTTCAGTTGAAGTATTTCAATCTCGCATCGCTCCAGGCGGTCAAATCGAGGGAATCGACTTCACAAATGTCTCGCCTTATCGCTTAGGCCGTAGCCTCTTTAATCGAGTGTCAGGACTTCTCGGGCCGTACATCGACACCGATTCAATGGTGCAATAAATGCCAGCCTCGACAATCCTGGACACAGTTCGCGAGCCTTTAGCAGCAGCCTTCGCTAATGTCGCTGGCAATGTTTACGCCTATGTTCCAGAGGCTCCGATGGTTCCCTTCGTAGTATGCGTTCCAGATTCGCCGTATCTCGAACTAGAGACAATCGGCAAGACCACACTTCACACAAAGATTAATCTCGTTATCTCTGTCGCAGTTGCCTACAACAGCAACCCGGCATCGCTCGACAACCTCGAGCAGCTAGTCATAAGTGTTCTGAAAGTGATCCCAGTTGGATACACAATCGGAGCGGTTGAAAAACCAACGGTAACTCAAGTCGGACCTTCTAATGTGTTGGTCGCAGATATCCGAGTTTCTACCTACTACACACAAACAAACTAAGGATAAATAATGGCAACCACAGTAATCACAGGTCGCGATATTTCTCTATCTTTC